ATGTAATACAAGTCTTGATAACTTTCTTTATATCTCGCTTTCTTTTTGTTGTATTGCCATTGTGCCATTTCTCCTATCCCCCACATAACAGTTGAAGGAATCCACAAAGGAGGAAACTTAAATCCAGCTAAACCTAAAGCACCAGACGCACCTTTTATCTCATTTATTCTTTGTTGCTGTTTAGTTTCTTTGTTATCCGTAAATGTACCAGCTATTACGCCAGTATCACCAATAGCACCTAGTACTGGTAAAACTACAGCAGCCTTCTTAATTGGAGCTGGTATTGCTTCTATAACTTTGCTTCCAGTAGTAATAGCTTGCTGTACTTTTTTATTATTGACTGTTGTCTCAAATATAGTCTGTCCGCCTCTTTTAATATTCTGGATAAGACCTTTAGTAGTAGGCTTTGTAGATTTAACAAACTTACCATTTTGTATTTCAAAACCGGGTACAGCACTTTCAGCACTACTATATTTTTTAATATCGTCTAGAGATTCTATTTTAGTTTCTTCAGGTATAATTCCTTTTTCTTTATAGTTCTCTACAACATCTAGTAATTCTTGGTCAGCTTTATACTTAGCTTGGTTCTTAGCTATTTCAGCATTAGGGTCACTAACTCCTTCAACAGCCTTAACTACCTGAGTACCTTTTAATTCGTAACCTTTAGGTAGTGCATTAGGATCTAATCCTTGTTGTCTTAAATGCCAATCTGTAAATGCTTGCATCCAAGATTCTGGAACACCTAATTGTCTAGCTAAAGCTCTATCACCAGTAAAAGGTGTTGAACCTTTAGATCTATTTAATTTACTAAGCTCTTGTTCGGCATTAAAACCTACATTTGGTCCATCTAATTTTGATGGTACAAAATGACCAATATCCATGCTAATACCAGAGGAAGCTTTAAGAGCTTTGTTCTTTTCACCAATTGCATTCCAACTGGCTCTCATTTCTTTAGCCCACTTTTTTCCTAAACCGGGCTCAATACTTTCTGCATAGTCAATAACTCTTTTAGATACTTTGTCATGGAAGTATCTTCTGTCAAACTTAAGTTCTCCGTCACCACTAACCTTAATTGGTAGACCTGTCCATCTCATTTTTTTAATCTGTGCCATTACTTCAGGGTTAGCTTTTTGAGCATCCGTTAGTTTTGAAACAGCTTCGTCTTGAACAAGTTTCTGTAATATCTCTTTTTTTCTTTTTTTAAAAAAAGCTTTTTTAAATTTCTTATCACCTTTTATACTTTCATCACTTTTAATGATTCCATCCATTTCGGCATGCAATCTTCTTTGCAAATAGCCTGTGAGTTCTTCAGCACTATTAAACTTTTCTGGTATTAATCCCTGTTTTTTATATTCGTTAAATATAAACTCTAAGTGTTTTGGATTCTGTAAATTTGTAGCTAGTAAAGGTACATCTTTTTTAAGAGTAGTTCCAGCTATAACATCTTTGGTTTTGTAATTCTTTGTTTTTTCCTCAAAGACTTTCTTTTTTTCACTTGCCATTAAAAAAGCCCCTTTCGGGGCGGTCTGTGTACGTAGGTGTATAAGTTATGCAGCGATGTGGTCGCTTATAAGTCGCTCTCTCTCAGGTTGACTTCCAAATGTTTTTCGACTCCATCTGAGCCAATTACTACTACCTTTGCCTTGATTACACGCTCGACAGGCTGGAACCATATTTGTCGTAATAGATTCTCCCCCCTTGCTACGAGGTTGGACGTGATCGAGTGTAAGTTCTTTAAATTCATAAGTTTCTCCGCAATAAACGCATGTACAATTAAAGTGCTCTTTGATAGCTCTTCTCCAGAGCTTCTTTGCTTCAGGACTTGTCATGGTTATTAAATTGTGTAAATAATGTTTTGGACTAGGTAGTAAAGGGGTCATGCTGTACGCTTTCTTCTTTCGTTCCCACGGTTGTAGGAAGCAGTGGTTAAACGGGTGCGATTAGTTCCGGGTATATGGGCGTTGTCTTTGCCATCACCTTTAAATCCGGTACCTCTTCTTTTGGTTCTTCGGTCAGCCTTATTAGCAGCGACTCGTATTTTTAAACCGTGTGCAGAACGGTTGTATGCTTTCTGTTGGTTTTTGTAATTACCGTTGGAGTATTTAGGTCCGCTTCCCATACATCCTCTCCTTTATTAAAGATGGATCTATTTGTGGCATTACTTCTGCCAACTTAGATAATGGGTTGCCATCATATGCAACACCACTTATATCGTTTGACTTCAGCCAATCACAGGCTGCTTTTAAGTCTTGAGTAGTAGCTTCTCCGCTTTTTACTCTTGCTAAAAATTCTTGTGTGACTAACTGGTGTAATTCATTAAATTGCTCTTCAGTTGCCTTTTTCATTGATTTTCATAAAAAATGCCCCTCCAGAATCGCCTGTAAGGGGCTTGTAATTTTGTCCGGGTATGTTTGTACCCTTGATTTAAGTGGATATTTTTCTTTCACACGGACTAAGCGTTTTAAAGTTTCCAACAATATTTATATTGAAACTTATTGATATTCTGGTGTCAGGTTTAAAATTCTCTGTTACGCCATGACGCAGCCAACCCGGGAAAAGAATTAAACCACCGTTACAAGAAGGTCTAAATATACGAGTGCTTGCTATTTGCCAAACTCTAGTTTGTTTAGTCTGTACTACCGGTGTTTCAAAAAAAAGATTTCCATCATAACCAGTTGTTTGATAGTAATAAACACCAGAGATATGTGACTCACCATGTTCGTGTATATGAGCAAAACTGCCTGTGTCAAATTTATTAATCCAAGAGTGTCTTGTATAATTAACTTGTTCAGGGTCTATGCTTATAGTTTGACAATATCTACCTAACGCATCATTTATCATCCAATCAAATTTAGTACATTTCGTTTCACTTATCCAATCACCATTAAAGTCATCTTCGCAAATCAAGTGACCTAATCTTTGATCTCGTTCTTTAAATGTAGTTAGTTCTAAAGCAGATTTTATTTCTTGTTGTACTAAAGCTAGATTGTTATCTTCAAATATCTCTTCATAAATAGGAGTAGCAAACAGAGGTAGTACTCTTTTGTTTTCTTCGTTCATTGGTAATTAAAATTGACAATAAATCGCAATTTCTTATCTGTACACCAGACTCCGGCATGTACCATGTCGCTGGGAAATAGACACACCCTATTTGGTTTACTTTGTACAAAATCTCCATGTTCAAATTTTGTCCCACCATTATTGGCGTTAAGATATAAAATTGCCGTCTTAGTTATTCTTGGGTCATAAGCAAAATCAGTATGAAATTGACTTACATAATTTTCTGCTTGTCCAGTAGTACAACTAACTCTTGCAGTAAAAAGTTCTTTACACTCTAAAGCTACAAGAAGTTTTTTTACAATCTGGTCACATCCTTTAAAAATATTAGAAACATACGCACCATTAAATTGGTTTTGATACAACAAGGTGCTAAATATAGATTCATGTATTTTTACGTTTGGATATTCTTTTAACCCAAAGTCATTGACACTTCCGTCTGTTTCTCCTTCTGCTGCACTTGAATCATATGGTAAATACACAGGAGATTTCATAATTGTGTAAGCAAGGTTTTGAAAATCCTGCCACGGAAGTATGTCATCTTTAACTTGGATGGATTCGTGCATTTATAAACCTAAGCCTTTTTTAACTACAGCTAAAGCTTTATCATCTAATTCATTATCTGATTGCTGTACTAATTTTTCTAGTAGTTCTACTACAAAGGTTTTAAATTTTGGACTTCTTAAAGCAGAAAGTACGAATGGTTTAAGGATTGCTAACATTTTCTTGTTTAGTTAATTTGATAGGTACGACGTCTTGGCACAATTTTGCACCATCCGTCAGGGGTCGAAAGGTGAAACCTTTTCTATGAAGCTCGGCACATTTAAGGGCACGAGTCATTTCTTGTGAGAGTTTCATATTCCGTTCATGTAACGCACCAATGCGTTGACATTGTTCAGTCAGATCTCTATTTAAAGGAACTGAGAAGTTTATTTGAAATCCCCAGTTCTCGTTTATTACATAACCATCTTCAGTCTGTGGCTCTACATCGTTGCCCATATAAAAAGGACTAAATGTCATAGTGCTTCCATTACAGGAGTTCCCGGGAGAAAATTGTTGTCTCGAGGGAGCCCCATTGTTCTGGAATTGAACCGCCTGATTAGTTACATTTCCCGTGGCTGCTGCCACTGGATTTGAGTTATTATTGGTATCTCCTTCAGCAAATACCGGACTGCCTATTGTGAGAAGACAGAGAAGGAATTTGTAGTGGAGTTTATTGTATAGTCTGTGGTTATATCCCATTTTTCTATAATTCCAGCAGCTCTAGTAGTTGTTTCCAACTGCCAAGCTTTGGTGTCATCTTTAATTGAGAATGTTGTACCTTGACCGGCTATATCTGCTGAAGCAGTTACATTACTACCGGACCAAGTATTTACCGCAGATCCCATGACTTCCTTTTTTGAGACTTCTTTTATAGTCTGAGTAGTCACAGTTGTTGAGGTCATATTTCCAGTGGTGAACTGAGGAGTGACGGTATTAGCTCTTGCTATGACGGGTGATAACATTGCTAAGAGTATGATTAATTTTTTCATACTTTTGGTTTTGGTTTATTCATTGGGCAATTAACTGGTTTACTACCATTGCCATTTTTTCCTGTCGTCAAGCCGAATGTTGCGAGTGCTCCCGTAAATACGCTGGCGACGAAAGTGATATCTGAGTTACCAGATTTCTTGACCATTGGTAAATCAATGTAATTCATGGTGATAATAAAACCTGACCAGACTACAACGCCCAGTCTTACTAGAGTTCCTAAGACTTCTAACGTATGTTCTTTTTCTTCACCAATATCTTTTAATTTACCTATTAAGCCTTTTTCTTTGAGCCTTGGCTTATCTTCTTCCATCCTGTTTTGAGTATAGGTTTCATTGCAGTTACCACGTATTTAAACGCTGCTGTCGCTGTCAGTGTTGCAGCTACAGAAACAACCGCAGTTGTAGTTGCCGTTACTAAGATTTCAGTCTCAGGTACCGGCACTTGTTTATCTGTAAATGGTATATCTATTTGTTTTATTCCCGGTTGTACTACCGGTTTATCTGTCTCCTCTGACGCTTCACCTTCTATCTCCTCTTCTGCTTCCAAATCACTTGGAGGTACAACCATAGGAGTATAGAAAGGAACGTCTGCTGTAGGTAAAGGTATAGATATAGTTTCTATTTTTTGTAAAGGTGGAATTTCAATAGTGGGTATTTCCACTAGCTAGGTGGTAATGGGTAAATTTGTCCATCATCTGCTCGATCTGTAGTATTATCTTTATTCGCATCGAATTGTGTTTGTACTTCAGATAATTTTGATGGGACATCTCTTAAACCTTGACGGTATGTAGCCCATTCTGTTTTTTTAGCATCAGTTAAAGGTGCATCTGCTAATTGTGTCCAATCAGAATCAGCTAATTTTTGATTTCTAATTGGT